GCGTAAATTATATCAAAAAGTTAAAAAAAATATACCTTCTGTTTCCTGGATTAGACTTGAAAACAATAGTCTTCTTGGTACTCCCGATCTATTGGGCTGCAATAATTCTGGCCACTTTTTCACAGTAGAGCTAAAAGCAACTTCGGGTAACAAGATTAGATTTTCACCACATCAAATTAGCTTCCATGTTAAGCATCCAAAGAATACTTTCATCATGGTAGAGGCCCTTGGTCCAGGTACCGTGAAACTTTTCCGTGGTTCACGCATCATGGAGCTTGACGCTTGTGGCTTTAAGCTTGACGCTTGCTGCTTGGGGCTTGACGCTTGTCGCTTGTTTCTTCAGGAGCTTGGGGCTTGACGCTTGAAGCTTGATGCTTGGCGCTTGAAGCTTGTCGCTTGAGGCCGGTCCCAGGCGCACGCTCCACTTGCTCCGTCGAGCTTGTTCCGCTAATGGCCTGGTCCCTATTGCGTAACCTAGCTAGCTTACGCAAATTCTTATAATAGTTTGGATGTTTGATTTCCATTTTAATGTTGCCCGTATGATATATTTTTTATATTTTTATTCCAGCAATTTCTACAGTCTAAACACTCGTTGCCCTGCTGAGCGCTGGGACATGTGGCGCCGCTTGTAACCACCGTTGAAGTGTTGGGCCAGCTGTTAACTGGTCCTTGATCAATCATCGGTGATGAGAATCTTACAACCAGGTTCTCTGGTGCGTTGTGCATATGGTCCTTGATCCACGCTTCACGGGTTGGCATCCAGTGTCTTTTATTTGGTGTGAGCTTGCATACTTCAAAAATTTTATTAAGGTGTGCTTCGTCCTGCACATCTCCTGAGTCGTGCCATCTAAACACATCCGGCTTTTTGCTGTTGATTAGGTGGGCCATTGCTTCAACCCATAACGGATCTTTGATAGCTGCCAGCCTTCGATATTGTGCATCCTGGACAACCTTGAACACGTAACAACCTTTTAATGCGTAGCAGTCATAACAGACTGAGCCCTTTACAGCTTGCAGCTTGCCACCCGTTTTGCATTCCTTCGCAGGTATACCAATTGACCAGCCAGGCATTTTTGATGGCTTACTTAGGCCGCCTACCAGCTCCCATGCTTCACTTGTTTTCATAATTCTTTCTCCTATATATTCCTATAACATTGTAATTTAATCTTGTCAAGCTTGCTGCTTGCAGCTTGTCGCTTGATGCTTAACTCTTTAAAAAACTTTTCACAGCTGCGCAGGTAGCCAGCCGGAAGCGTTGAGTGCTCCCGGATGAAATAGTGTGTTAAGTCGTTGTGTTTAATTCTTTTCATTATTCTCCTCCCAGGAAGCTCCAGCGTACTCTTCGTACCACTGATCAAAGTCACCACCCAGCGGACGCTTGTACAATTCGCATTGCTCTTCGTACCACTTCTGCAGTTCCTGATAATTTTTTAAGATATCTTTTTTAAGATCTTCTTTGCTGCCATAGACTGTAGACAGCATATTTTTTTTAATACTATGATCGTAACAATTACTCATATGTTCTCCTTTCTAAATACATCCTATACTATCCAGTAACCATTGTCAAGCTTGTAGCTTGCTGCTTGAAGCTTGTGGCTTTTTTCTTTAGAATGATTTTTAGAATCATTCTAAACTGGACCAGCAGCAGTACAAGTTAAGACCACGTGATCTTTCACTCTCTATCGGTGCTACTGATCCCAGGTCCAACAGCCGGTCTGCGCAGTCAACTACCTTTATTGGACCAGGGATCAGTGATCAGTCACTATGCTACGGGGGAGGTTGACGGCCATCGTTTCAGTCAACATTCGGAGATCTCTTTACCACTCACCCTGTTATAGTGTTTATATCCACAGTCAATAATGACTGATCCCAGATCCACTAGAGAGTGCTAGCATTTTGCATAGGACATTTCCTATCGCTAGTGGATCAGGGATCAGTCCCAATCGCTACAGGCAATACATAAATGTTTGCTAATCACGACAGGGATATCATCCCGTTATTTTGAGTTTTTAATTCCGTAAATAACAAAAGGGAATATCTCCTATATAGTCCTTGACAATACTATTGTCAAGTGTTAAAAACAAATCATGCAAATAAATAACAGAAAGGCAAAAATGAGTAAAATAAGAATGAACACCGAATTAAGAAATAAATGTTTCGGTAAAATAAAAAATGTCTTTGAGAACGAAGACACGCAGGAACGAGAGGCATATCTTCAAGCAAGAGAAGATGTTGACAAACATTATAAAATTGCAAGTGAACTTGCAAGAGATGTAGTTGAAAGGTCTTATCCTGAAAATCATGTAAAAGATTTGCGTTGGTATAAAAAAGAATATGGCAATGCAGTTGATTGTGTAGCAAAAGATAAATGCTTTTATTTTGCACACTCCGAAGATGTTGACGAGGAGGGCGAAAAGAAAGAAACGTCTTCACACTTTGACTTTGGTTTGTTTGGCAATTTAGATGGAAGTGAGTATAGCGACATAGACGGAAAGAAATTTGCGTTTGCATATTATCGTGAGGAGTTAAAAGAAAAAAATTGCAATCCAGATATTTTTGCACAACAAAATGAAAACAAAGAAAACCCACATAAGACTAAACACGTTGACGAGTGTGTAAAAGCATTAGGCAGTACACACCATAGAAGTTATCAAGGCGATATGGATAACCATACAGGTTTGACTAAAACTTTTAATGCACCATATTATCTTGACGTTATTGGAACTTCTTATTGTAGGTCAAGAGCAATTGCCTGTTTTAAAAATGAATATGAAGTTTTTGAACAATGGCGACTTGCAAAAGCAAATCTAGTATCTAAACACCAAACATGGATTGATACAATTACCAAACAATGCGAACAATTAAAAATTGGATTAAAAGCATATAGGTATTTGAGTGAGGGTATTGAACTTGCAAACGAGTTAGGTATTCAATTAGATGAGGCAGAACTAATCAGAACTAACTCAACAGGTTTAACTATCTACAATCCGAGCAATCTTGCAAGTATGATTAAAGGCATGAAAAATAAACAATTAAATAACACAAGAGAGGCGAAGATATTAGCTAGAAAAAAATATGAAGAAAGTTTAAATTAGACTTGACAAGGGCTATCCTATAATATAGGATAGTCCTATAACAGAAAGAAGAAATAACATGACTAAAACATTCTACATAACTTATTGGGCTAACAAGCACAAAAAACACATAACAAGACAAGGTAAGCATGACGAAAAAAGCAGATATGGTACTTCAAAACAAGGTGTACCTTATTATGTTTATTATGATCTAGATAGTCACGGATATAGAACAGCAACTACAAGTTGGAAAGTGAGGCACTAATGCCTAATAAACATTTTTGTCAAGGACCAACGTGTCATGAAAGAGTTACACAAGACAGGTTTCTAAAATCTCGTGGTGTAATTCGTGGAAGATATGCATTATGGTCTAGAGATGAATCCAATGAATATTCTGCAAGAGCCAAATATTTTTGTAGTACTAATTGCGAGAGCCTTTGGTTAGATGAGCATATGGAACACATTGAACAAGGTAGACCGATTGAATTTATAAGACACAGACGAGAGACAGGAGGATTTCAAAAGGTAGAAACAGGCAATGTTTACGGTCCAAGTCATTCAATACAAAGGGTTGACAACAGGACCGAAATAGAGTAGGATAATCCTATTAACAGAAAGGTATAATATGACAAACAATGTAGCATGGTGGAACTTACCAATAGAGGAGTTAGAGCAGATGGCAGATGATAAGGGCAACATTAAACTTAACACTAAGATCAAAACAACCAACCCTTATTCTGGTCAGTCAGCAATGCTTACACCAGAAGAACACAAATTGTATGTAGAAATCAAAGAGGCAGAAATTGATGAGGACTATAAAACAATGCAAAAAGGTTTAAGCAAATTCAGTAGGCTTAATGCTAACGCTTACATGATTCTGTTAGACTAGTCATCTAGCCGTGGCCCTAACGGGCCACGACACATGTCATAGTGGTCCCAATCACATCTCAATTATAGGTTGTATCGCAGACCCATCCCCCCTTTTTTGTACAAAGGGGTCCCACTACTTCAGGTTGTATTGCTTGATTTACAGAGTTATAGCTGGTAAA